TACTTGATCCATAGACTTTATCTCCGTATGTATATAAGCTTAACTTGCCATTTACATCATTTAATCCCCCAGTGATAGTACCGTCACCAATAGTCGAAATATCGGTAGTTCCGATAAGACTTATAAGTGATTTAAGATTTTTTACAGCCAGTTTAAGTTTTCCAAAAATAGATGATAACTTTTCTCCTGTCGTTAATTCCTCTAAAGTTGTTGCTTCTTCAAACGCCGCAGTCAAATTACTACCATCACCAGTTTTGGTCAAATAATTTGTCAAATCTGTTTTTGGAATTGCATCTATTTTTTCATCAACAGTGGTTTTGTCATAATAATTTGTCAAATCAGAAACTGTTTTTTTAATGTATCCTACATCATTTTCTAATTCGCTAACTTTTGTTGGAATTCCTCCTGTTTGCTGTTTTGCCTGCTCCATATAATACTTTGCGTTATCGGTATCTTCTCCTTCTCTTGTTCCGGTTCCACCTATGGCATAAGATTCAGCCAATACAGATTTTTCATTTGCGGATTGCGCATAAGCAGATGCATTTGCGGATTCTACTCTAATATCTGCTAAATAATTAGGTTGCAGCATATCATCTGTTACTGATCCTGTTTTTATTGAAAAAGAATAAGTCTTATTCTTTCCAGTACCAGTCACGGAAACAGTTATGGTTGCAGAATCTTCAAATGTCAACACCGGAATCATAGAACCAATATCAGCCGTAAACTGTGTTCCATCTTCTGTAGTCATGGTAATGATTCCGTCATCAGACATGGAAAATTCGACAGGTATTTTTTCAATATTAAGGTCAAAAATTACTTTTTCACCATTGTACTTTGTAATAGTAATAACACCGGTTGTTTCATCCATAGTCCAGTCTGCAATATTTCCGTTTATTGCAGACTTGTCTACTTTTAAGGCATCCTGTAATATGATACGGTTGTCCAACGCATCAATGGCAGAATCCATTTTATTAAGATTTATTTCATCAATGTCTGTGTTTTCACTGGGGTAATCTTCCCAGTTAATTCTGGTATAAACCTTATTCATTGCCATCTGCGGTTACCTCGTTTTCCTCTTTCATAATCTGCATATCTGATAACTGTTTAGTCTCCGCATATACTTCATACAGTACAAGCCTTTTCACCTCGATAGGCAACGGTGTTTGATTTAATACTGTCACAAGGTTGCTTTTTAATTTCTTAATCTCAAAATTTGCTGCCATATCAATTCTCCCTTACATAGATTTCTTTTCCTTGCTCTTCTGCATACGCATACAGGTTTTTGCACAGTTCAGATATCTCATATCCGCTCTGTGCAACCACTGTATCCGACATGTCAATAAGTTGCTTCATAAACTCTTCAAAACCATCGCCATCTTCCGTGCTAAACAATGTTGCATTGATTTCCGTAAACGTGGAAATTCCAATGGTAAAAGCTATATATTGCTGAATTTCTTGCCTTTCTTCCATTACTTCTTTCATTGTTTTTCCAATAATCGTTTGAAGAATAAATATTTTTTTTACCATAATAAATCTCCTACGTCATAAGTGTGACAATTCCAGATGTTGCAGTGAGCAAACCTCCAAGTGATGAAACTCCTGTAATAAAATTAACATTATGTCCAGGATAATCAGCAACATTGGCTGTTTGTGTTACCAAAGATACATCTGATACGGTTCCATTTATATAATTTTTTGTGACACTTAATGTGGCACTTGTCAGTACTGTCTTACTGCCTAATATTTGAGAAGTTGTTGATATGTTTTTTACATATTGTGAATTATATGTTGCTCCATTTCCTACCACTAAAATTCCGCTTACACTTACCATTGAAGCATCAATAGTAAGATATTGTCCCAATCCTTTTATAGATCCTGTGCTTTGCAATAGTTCGTTATAAAATTTAATTTCACCTGATGATACTTCTGTGTAACTTCCGTCTTCCCCTATAGACTTAAAACTACCAGTCATTACTGCGTTTTTAGCTGTTATAGTTCCATCTGCTGATATGCTACAGTTATCTGCTTCCAATACAAAACGGTTTCCAGAAATACTTACCTGTCCACTTTCAACACTTAACTGAGAACTGACATCACCTTTTGATACTTTTAATTTGATTTGGTCTGCCTGCAAAGATATTGCCGCTGCCAATTCTACTTCTGTATCTGTTGCCCTTTTCGCTTCTGCTTCAATTTTTCCTGCATTTTGCGTAATTTTCGTATCCAATCCGCTCTCTACATCCTTGATCTCAGATCGTGTTTCCTCAACAGTACGTTCTAACTCATTTGTTTTTCCACGGAGTTGAATTATACTTTTGTTAATTCCATTTACCTGTTCACTGTACTTTGGAGATTTTCCGCTTGCTGATATGGTGTCTGTCGGTTGTTGGATTCCTTTGTATGTTCTGCTCAACACATAGCTTTCTATGATTTCTTTAGCCGTATATACATTGACTGCTTCTCCAAGGCTCAAACAAGGATTTCCTATTTTTTCACAGTTATAAGGTCTATATTTTACAACTTTAATAACCTCATACAGATTTCTTGCAACCGTTTCTAGGGCATCTGCGGTCATTCCATAAACAAGGAAATTATCTTGCAAAATATAACTGTTGTCGTTCTCGGTAATCTCTGTATCTGGGTAAACTGCACCAATATCATTTTCTGATTGTCTTATCTGCACTTTTGTAACTTTTTGGCAAACAAAATCTTCATATTTAACAGTTTTGTATTTTCCACCAGTAACCTTTTCTTTTTCAGAACCTTTTCTAGGGTATAATCCTTTCTGTGGATATAATCCTTTCTGTGGATATAATCCGGATATTATTTCTTTAAGGAAAACATATTCAAATTTTCCATCATGGTTAATGTGGCCAAAACATCCGTTTATTGAGCAGATTGCTTCCATGACCGTCTGGCCAGAAAGTTCGCTTGGTTTGATTGTTTCTTCCACTTCCATGCTGTCATTAGGTAATGTGGTTGCTACTTGCTCAACGCCAAAATGTGAAAAAAAACTGTCTCTGAACTGCTTTAAGGTCAGAGGAAACTTTAATCCGTTATACCATGAAGATACTTCCGCTTCTCCAATGTCGTATATTGCGTCATAAGCGGTCACATTTCGGTAACGCTTATCATCTGTTGGTTTATCGGAAATGACACGGTATTTTCCAAAAATAAAAGGTGCGTCAGCATGTCCATTAATCACAGCAGAAACATTTATCTGTTTCCCAATCATGCTTGTGAACACGTTGGAAATTTTGAATTTTAACTGTGATGCATTGCACTGTCCAAATGTAAGGTAATCATCATCACATAGGATTTCTTTTAATTCAAACTGTTCAAAATGGATTTCGCTGTTGGTGATTTTTACAGACTTGTCCTCTGTTTCAATCGTGATTTCCTTTTTGGATGCGCTTTTATCAAACAAATCCGCATAGGTATAGTTACTCATTCGCTACACCTCCGACAAATGAAAACTCTATCTGATTGTATTTAATCTCTCCGTCATAAGTTCCGTAGATTGTAGGCTTTATATCAGCCATATAGCCATATTGTGTGACATATTGACCTAAAAATGGAATGTATGCCGTGATATTGCACCCTTGTTCCGTTGCATCAATAAAGTTTCTTCGTATTCCGGACAGTAACTCTTGCAAATCGTCATCCGTCAGCATCGCAGGCGTGGAAAAATCAACACTTAATGCTTTTAGTTCCACAGCATTTCTATGTACGTATCCATTTGCATCAGTCCACGGGTCTACATCTTGCATATTTACAGCCGGCTGATAACTTTCAGCGGCTATAAATCTTGACTGGTCAATAACGTAATCTCCAATTTTTAAAAGCCATCCTTGATATGCTGACATACGCTCACCGCCTTATTGCATAAAAATAGACAGCACCCATTCAGAGTGCTGTCTGTGTTAAAATACATATACATTCTTGTGTTTTTGGTTAAATTGCTCTTGACCGTATTGTCTTGCTGCAATTCCAATTTGATCGGTTGTTATTCCAAACTCTTTTTCAAGGATTCCTTGCAGTAACTGATTATTTTGTTTCAGAAGTGCAATTTCCTGTTGTGCCGTGGAATTGATGGCATCTTTGATTCCAGTGATTTCAACTCCACCGGCAACCGCTGTTTTGCCGCCTACTGTCCCGGCAATCTCCGGTACACCATTCTCTCCTGCCATGATCATCGTGTATCGGCTCGGAACGTAACCACCGGTATCAAATCGAGGAATACTTATTTTAGGTATTTGCACTGGCTTGAAACTTATTCCTATAGCTTCAGATATGCCACTAATCAGACCAAAACCATCAATAAAAGCGTTTATTCCATCAATAATCAGATTTACGCATCCCTCTGCTATGGATACAAGGTTGTTAAATGTTCCTTTGAAAATGTCTTTTATTCCGTCCCATGCTTTTCTCCAGTTTCCAGTAAATACACCGGAAACAAAATTAATTAGTCCTTTTAATTTTGTTCCAAGGTTTTTGATAATATTACCTATTGCGTTAAAAACAGTTTCAAAAGCAGGTTTTAAATCTTCCCACAAATGAGTGACTATGGGAGATAAAACATTGTCCCATAAGAAGTTGAATACTTCTATTACTGGTTTTACTTGTTCTACCAGAAAATTCATGGTATCGACTATCGCATCAAATGCAGCTCCTAAAACACTTCCTAATGCTTGTGCCAAAGGAACTACTACATTTTGCCAAAGCATTGTAAGTATGTCTGAAACAATCTGAATTGCAGGATTTAAGATATTTCCAAGAAATGTTCCAAACGGAACAAGCACTCCATTCCAAAGATTTTCAAAAGCACTTTGTAGTTTCGGAAGTACTTCTTCTCCAACATATTTTAATGCTGGATTTAGCATATCCTGCCATATGCTTGTGAATGCAGTCTTCAAAAATTCTCCTATCGGAGTTAGGACATCCACAAGGCCTGTCCATGCATTCTGTAAATCTGGTATAACCGTTGTTGTCAAAAACTCCATTGCAGGAGTGAGATTATCCGCAATGGCTGAAATTGATTCCTTGAAACTCTTTCTAACATCCTCATTTGTTGCATATACAAGTGCAAGTCCTGCTACAACCGCTGTGATAGCCGCTGTTGCCGCTACTGCTCCTGCACTAATACCACCAAACAATCCGGTTGCTCCTGCCGCTGCGGCTCCCTCTGCTCCTGTTGCCGCTCCAGTTCCCAGCAGACTTCCAAGAATTGTTTCTCCGATTCCTGCTCCTGCCTTACCACCCATTGACAAAACAATAGAATCTTTGATTGCTTTCCACAGAATATCTCCCAAACCAGTGAATTTCAAAAGTCCTATTGCTGTCAGAATCGTGGTTTCAATAGGCGCAGCATCGAAGCTTCCTTTCCATAGGTCGATTGCCGCTGTGATTGCAGTTTTTATGAAATTTCCGGCAGATGTAAACACAGCAGTCCAGTCAATACCTGCAAGAAATTGTCCTATGTTTTTCCCAATCTGATACCAATCTACAGATGCAATAGCATCGGACATCCAGTTAAATATTCCTGTGACAATACCGGATAAATCTTGTCCTGCTTCGAAGAAATCACCATTGAAAAAATCCTTGAACAACTTTTTCACAGGTTCAAGAAGTTTTTCTATCTTATCAGCCCAGCCCATAGCTGTATTCTGCATCTTGTCAAATGCTTCCTGCCATACTTTTTCGTACTCCGCAGTAGCATCCATGATTTCTTTGGTAAGGTCAATTCCTGCTCCACCAGCGCCACTTCCGGAACCACTGGATTTTGGTGTGGAAATAACTTTCAATTTATCAAACGCTCTGATTCCGCTTTGAGCATTTTTTGCGCTTGTTCCCACTTTATCCAGTGCATCTGCCGTATCTTCCAAATCCTCATTGTACCCGGATACACCTTGACCGAATGACGAAAAGTCAATCTTGATTCCCAGTAAATTTGCCACACTGACAAGCAGTCTCTTAATCGCAATTACGACACCGTTAATGACAGGAAGTACTTTCTGCAATACCGGAATAAATAACTGACCTAAAACCATGCCAGCTTCTTTCACGTTGTTTGTGAACTGGCGAATCATGTTGCTTGGAGAATTGATTGTATTCGCCAAGTCTCCCCATGACACCTTGGACTGATCTAAGATTGCCAGTAAGCGCAACTGTTGTTTTTCTGCCTGTGACATTTCGGAGACAGCTTTTTCAATGCCGTATTTGTAAGCATAAGTCTGTAAAGTGGCATTTGTGATATCAATACCATACTTATACAATGCTCTTGACTGACCGATTAATCCCGACTGCAAGTTAGTTGCAACCGTGCTGAAATCTACGTTAAACAATGAAGAAATATCTCCGGCAAGCATTGTCATGGACTTTGAAATTGCCGTAGTAACTTCTCCGGTCTGCCCTAAAGAATTGGTGATAGATGCAAGCTGTGAAGCGTACTGGGTAATCTCCTGTAAATTCAGTCCCAGGTTCTTCATTCCGCTTTCAGAAATCAGTCCACCGTCTACATCTACTTTCAGACCGGACATTTTACCAAGCAGTTCATTTACACGGTTTCCGAAACTCTGCGCATAATCTTCTGCATTGTCGTAACCGTATTTTTCGAAGTCCTTGCCCCATTCCTTGCCGACTTTATTGAACGCTACCGTGTAGTAGTTGAATGCTTCGATATAGTCCGTAGTTCCCTCTATGGATTTCCACAGGCTTTTAATTCCACGGATCACAAGGAAATATGTTGCGTAGAATCTGCCGAAAGCCGCAGCAAGGCTGAATGTGCTCTTCGTGGCTCTTTTTGCACTTGCCGTATAAGTGTTCAGATTTCGCACTAAAGAGTTTGCGGCTCTACCGGATGCCGCACCAGTAGATGCCAGTCCTGCCAGTGCATTCGTCATGCGGATAATGTTCTCACTGACATTCGGAGCGGTAGACAGAGTGGTGAATAACTGCTTCAAATTCTTTGCCAGTAAAGGAATGTTCGTAATTGCTCTGCCGGATGCCACACCGCCAAGTCTTGAAATAGATGATGCTATGCTTGCAATATCCCCTACTCCATCTACTTTAGTTCCTGCCATATCAGCAGAAAAAGTCTTTAACGCAGAAGAAATTTTGCTTAATCCACTTGTATCTATTTTTCCCATTCTGTTAATGGAATTTGTCAGTGTGGATATATTTTTAATTCCGCTCGTATTTATGGAATTTGCGGCATTTGCGATACTCTGTATGCTGTTGGAAATGCTTGTCAGTTTGGACGTATCAATAGACAAGCTTTTTTGAAAATTCGTAAGGCTATTTGCAAGTTTATTCAGTGCGTTACTTGCGTTATTCGCATCCGCTTTTATTTTAATCTGCAAAGAATCAATATCTGCCATACCGCACCGCCTTTACACATAAAAAGAACGGTAAGCTGTGACACCTACCGTTCCTAAAATTATTTTTTAAGATATTCTCTCGTAACCGCACCGCACTTGTAATCAACCTTGATTCCGACTTTCTTTTGGAATACTCCGATTGCCGTTGCTGTGTCTTTACCTAAAATTTCGTCAATGTTGCTCTTTCCCTTTGCATTCACCGCAGATAAGCAACCATGATGAATGAGTGCAAATTGCAACCACCGCACATCATCACCTCTCATGCAAGGAACTGTTTTCTTCAACAGTCTTGTCGGTTCTGTGTAAGGGTTGCTGTACGCTTCCGTAGTGCCCTGTACGGCTTCTAATTCCTTGTACCATACATTCATGTCCACGTTTCCTACAATGCCGCCTACACGACCTTTAGAAGTATACTGCCAGCCTACCATGTTCGGTACTTGCGGTTGATACTTCACATCACACTTTCCGTTATTCTTGCCGTACCGTGCGATCCACATAGGATAACTCACACCGCCATAAGGCTTAATGTATGTCTTATAAAAACTTTCCCCAGTGTATACACCGAATGACAATCCTGCATCTGTGATGACCTTGCCATAAGCATTGATTATGGAAATAATATTTTTGCCAAGACCTTTCATAACGGCATCTTCAACATCAAGATATACTGTCACTTTTCTGCCATTAAGAATAGTAAGCACTCTTCTTGCATCAGATCGTGATTTTGCAACCGTTGTAATATATCCGTATTCATATACTCCGTGCACATGAACGTTGTGTTCTTGGCAACCTTTCCAGTTCTCTTCAAACTTCTTGTCCGAATTCAAATCCTTACGGATGACTTTCAGAATAGCAAAATCAATACCGTTTTGTTTTACCGCCCACCAATTAATCGTCCCCTGGTATGAGGACACATCAATTCCTATTAAACTCATGTTTGTTTCTCCTTTTTTGGATGTGATAATTCAAAATTAGCCTGCATTGCCATAAGTCCTGCAAGAAATGCCTTTCTTTGTTTTTGCAATTCCTTTTCGTTACTAGCAGTTTCAAGACGCTCCATAATAGGCTTGTCGATATACTTCGATTGTGCTTTTCTGCCGTTTAAGCAATGGTCTACAGCAAAGATTAATGCAGATATTCCGTAATTTCCCCAACGTTGCCATGAGTTCCTATCTTCTTCCTCTTTTTTTAGTTTATATCCTTTGTAGCACCACTCTAATTTTTTAGGATTCAGATGTTTGAACTCTTCTATCGAGATCCCCATGGAAAAAGCAAATGGAAAATATTCTTCCCATATTATTTTGTGCCAGTCGATTTCTTCTTGTGATCCTGTGGCATCTTCGTTACCTTGCTGTACTCTTTCTCCATTTCTTCCTTGGTCTGCGTCATCATTTCCGTCAGACCCGACAGTTCGAAAAAACCGTCTTCTTTCATACAGTCTGTCAGTTCTCCATACAGCTTCACAAAAGAAAGACCGTTTGCTTTCATGTATTCTTTCATTAAAGCATTGGATTCATCCGGTGTAATACCTTCATGGTTTTCGATAAGACCAGCATAAAAAGCCGTTTTGCATACATGAGGAAATTCTGCAAGCATATATCCGCTACCATCTACAATTTCTTCTGGTGTGGGATTCTGTACATTTTTTGCTTTTTTAGCTACATAGCCACCGGAAAGCATAAGAAACATCTTTTGAATCAAATCCTTGCACTCCACAGCACCGAATCCAAACTCTAAAGTATATTCAACATCATTAACTAAAATCTTCTTCATAAAAACATATCCTTTCCCCAACATTTTGTTGGAAAGGAGCCGCCCGAAGACGGCTCTCTTTTGCTTAAATCAATGTTTCGTCTACCGCTTCATCAAAGTCAGCCACGGCAGTGTTATTTGTTTCTGACTGACTTGCTATTCCCCCGTTGTTAGTTCAACGGTAGCGTCCAATCCCTTGTATTCCTCAATAGTAAGATTCATTTCAATCGTCAGAAGTTCATTCTGTCCGATTTCCGGCTGTGGAATCTGTTCAGGCGGCTGTGCAACAACGAAGAAAGATTTCTCTTCTCCGGGAATAACAGTTTCAAACCACATTCTTTTACCACCAGTAAGAGCCTTATAAGCTGTAATAAGTGCAGTCCATTCAGCCACTGTTTCTGATGTAAAGTTGACTGTGACTGCAAAAGAACCGCCAGTATCTGCACGACCTTTTACATATCTAGTGGTTGCATCTTCCAGTGCGGAAGCATCAATCTGCTCCGGTTCAATGTTGATGCCACCGATAGCATTTATTCTTGTAAGTTGTTTAAAACTCGTAGGTTTTGTTCCGGCTGTTGTCTCTGTACCATATCCGAAATTAATTCCTAAAGTAGAAATTCCGGCTGCTGCCATGATAAATACCTCCTTAATTTTGCATAAAAAAATAGAGCCGGTAGGCTCTGTCAATAGTTACAATGTATCGTCAGCACCAACAATTCTTCTGAACCGTGCTGTGCTTCTGTATGTTTTCTGCGAAGTATTGCTAAACTCCGGCATGGAAGTTATCTGAAATCGCAAACGTTTGAAAAGTCCTGCAACCGTAGCCATGATAGCTTCAGCTTCTTCCTGGCTTTTGTTGGTTATCACATCCACCTGGTACGATGCTGTGATTCCATTGATAGACCGTCTTTCAAGGTCTTGTCCTGTCTCTGTGAACGGCATAGCATGAAAGTAAACTGTAGGAAATGTGGGTTCTGACAAATCCTTGCTTTTGTCCGTTACATACGCTTTAGGATGGCTCTGCGGTATTTTCATTTTCAAGTATGATGCAATCTTGACTTTGAAATCTGATACCCATTGATATTCATTAACCGCCATTTCCAAACACCACCTTTGCTGTCTGTAATACAATTTTACGAAGTTCTATTGCAGTCAGGTACATAAATGGTCTTGAAGGCATTCCTTCGGTGAAGTACCACTTACCATCATCAGCCGGATAAAACCAACCGTATCTACCGTCTGCAAGTTGCCGTATGGTTTTTCCGCTTGCATATTGCCATGTGACACCTTCGGGTAACTTTCCTTTGTACGGTGATTGTTGTCCGACAATTCCAGTACCAAACTCAACAAATGCCGCATGGTCTGTTCCGGCAACAACCGCCCATATTCCACCGCCTTTTACCGAACCAACATATTCAGAGTGGATACTCTGTATCAGTTCGCTAGTAAAGATAGCGTCAAGGTCTGCAATCTGTACTCTAGCAATCTCTACACCGTTTTCTGCCAACCTTTCAGCCAGTAGCCTGCATTTATAGGTCAAGCTGTTTTCGTAGTCTCTAAGAGCCTTAATAGCGTTCTGTATGGACTTGTCACTGAATAGATTTAGTTCAATCGGTTTCCCCATATCACTTTACCGTCTTTTGAAGCAAAAACAAGTCAACGGTAAGTCCTTCATCGGCTACACCTTTTACAACATAGTCCGCTGTCTTATCGTCAACCAGTCCATCACTATCTCGCCCCACATCAGATTTCTTCCAGATAACATCTCCCGCCTTAATCGGCAAATAGCCTTTGTCGGTCACAATCTGACAATAGGAACTGGAATCATCAATACCAAATTCCTTTACCAGTACTTCTGACAACTTGTTGCTGATATTGGCAGAAAAAGGAACAGGGTCAGAAAATCCGATAGCTTCTCTCAAAACTACCGGAATCTTTTCACCGTCAACCTCAATGTACTTGATGTTTCCATTTTCGTCACGGTCGTAGATTGTGACTTTCTCACCCTGTTTGGAATACTTCATTTTTTGCTTATTTGCTTCAAGCATCTTTCTTCACCTGCTTGTAAATCTGATTTACACCAGTGCTTGCCAAACCGGAAACAATTCCGACCGCAATCGCATTCAGCACATCATTTGCCGGAAAGTCGGGAATCACATACATTCCTACTACTCCGAGAATGCCACCGACAATGCCGACAACAACCGGAATGTAATTATCCTTAATAACCGGAATAAGCTTCGCTCCAATACCGGCAAGATAGCAGATAACCACGATTGCTACGCAAGTTCCTACTTGTGAAAAATCCATTATTCTTTACCTCCATTCTTCAATCTGATTTCTTTGATTTCCTCGTACATTTTGGTAGCCATTCCATTTCCGCCTAACGCATGATACGCATTGTACATCTCTACAAAATTCTCATACGCATAACTTGGAATTTCTCCCAACTTCATGTACTTATCGTGATACTCAATAAGTTGAACACGCAAAAGAAGCATTGTTCCCTTACTGTTTGCATCCCTGTCCTTCTTTTGTTGTTTAAGGAGCCAGACAATATATCCTAATAAAATAGGCAATACAATAGTGTATGTCTGTAATAAAAAATCTTTCATTTCATATCTCCTGTTACTTATTGTTGGCACACCGCCCACCACCCTTAAAGTGTGCCGCCTGCAACCATATTGCCGACATCAGCAAAATGGTCACGCACAATCTTCTTTTACAGCACTTTGGCAAATGGGAATACACCTACAAACAGACTGTCACGGTCTCTCCATGTTCTCGACACACCGTTTTCAGAGTAATTTGACATGAAATTTTCTCCAGCCTGTGAATGGTCATACACAACCACGTTCACAATCACGCTCTCAAACCGATTCAAGTCCTCTGCAATCTTTTGTTCCGTGTAGCTGTCCGGGTACATTCTCTTTGCCACAATGTCAGCTTTCGCTTGACTGATAAGTTGCTCAATCAGAGGGTTATCTTCAAGTTCATCAAACACGACCTCGGAGCTTTCAGAATCAATATGAAATTGTTTCAGACGGATTTTTACTTGCTCCAAAGTCGTATATTCTGCCATGTGCTACCTCTTATTCATCCTTTGCTACTACTGCCTTGCTGCCAGCCTTAACTGCCTTGTAAGATCCATCGCATTCTACTACGGTGATAATCTTTCCAGTTTCTGCGGTAATCTCTTCGCTACCGTCCCATGCAGCCCACGTCTGTACAGATTTAAATGTCATAGATTATCCGGTCATGGGCGGTAATGTGTCGATAAGTTACAGTTTGAGCGGATTCTCCAATCTTGTACTTATAAGAGTTACCTGCGCCTTTGCTAGGGCTTACAGTAATCTTTGTTTTACCATTATCTGTGGTGCTTGCAATACTGGTAACAGTCAGTGTACCAAGAGTGTTATCTCCTGTAATTGTGGACACTACAATGCCGTCAATTCTTTCTGCGAAAAGAACAATGCCAGAAATAACAGTGTCCTTACAGGTCATGTTGTCATAATCCGGTGTTTCATGGATTCCAATATATCCGGTTGCGTCAGAAGTAAAAGTGAACGCTTCATCCAGATCCGCACCGTTTACAGGAATGTAGTACAGAACAATATTATCTTTTGCGGTTGCATAGATGCTTCCCTTTGGTACAGAACTGTTAAAGATAACAGTGCCAAGTCCAAGGAAGTTCTCTACATAGGTCATGCCAAAAGCATTTTGTAAAGAGATTTGTGCGGTTGCCAGATAATCTGCCACATCCAGCGGATTCATGAAGTATACTGCTTGAATTTCATCATCTTCAAACAGCACCTGTAACTGTCCCCATGCCTGTGCAAGTGCAGCCTGGAAAGTCTTTCCAGAAGCAGAGCCTGTGCCAGTAGAAAGAAAATCAAAGAAGTTCTTACGGATTCCCTTCTGCACATCTTTCAGCATTTCGTCGCCAGTCATTACAACCGCTTGATCGTACCCCTTTTCGATGATGGCTTCTGCGGAAGTGGCTTTTCTCCACTTCTTCAAAGTAATCTCTTCATAGTTGACGGGTACAGTTTTGTATTTAGAAAGAGGAATGGTATCTCCTTCTGCAACCAGTCCATCTTGAAGAGTTCCTACTGCCTTGTAGGACTTCAACATGGTTCCTGCTGCCTTGGGGATTTTTCTGGTTACTCCAAGGGCTTCTACCAACTTTTTAATGGAATACCCAAAAAGGTTTACGAATTCAATTTCTCTTGCTCTTGCAAGGTCATCTTTCTTAATCAGATTGTTTTCTGCTGCCATAGTTTATACCTCCTAAAATAAATCTTGATTCATTGCAATAGCACGTCTGCGCTCATTTCTGTCCGGAATTGCCATAATCTGATCTTTGGTCATACCAGAGTATTCGCCGCCACCGATATTCACTCTTGGTCTTGTGCGCATCCATTCAGCCTGTGCTTCTGCTACTGCCGCTTTTTTTTCGTTTTCAATAATAGTTGCAATGGCGGTATGGTCAGATTCCGAAACCGCATCAATCAACTTTTCAACAGATTTTTCAGAAACTCCCTTGTAGGCAGCTACTGCCTTAATGTGGTTAAGTTCCTTTCGCATGGACTCTCTTTCTTCGTCCGCAATTCTCTGTGCTTCTGCTTTTGCTTCTGCTTCCTGCTCTTCCGCAGTCTGCTTCGATCGAAGTTGTTTCTTGTACTCTGCTGCTTCCGAACTAGCTTTATCAGATCTGTTTTTATACTTCTCTTTTTCAGCTCTTTCTGTAGCAAGTTGCGCCATGAGTTCTTCAACAGTAGGCTGTTTGCTTTCAATCTGTTGTCCACTAACTTCTTTTGTTTGTGTTTCTGTTGTCTGTGTGGTTACATCTGCCATGATTTTTACCTCATTCTTTCTTAATCTTGCTCTTTATACTTTTTCTCTAAGTTCTTGCGATTAACGTCTTCTCTGACGTAAGGCATATAAAAAGCCACTGGGAAAACCCAATGGCTTGATATCATGATATTTATTTGTCTGTACGGTTCTTATCAATTAAAGGGCTGTTAGAAATTTGGTCTGACAAGTCTTGCATTGTCCTTCCAGAATTTGGTTCTTTCTCTCCATCTCCACCTTCTCCAGCATTTTGACTATTTGTTTTATAAATAGTTTCTTGGTATTTGCGAACTCCTTCCCCACTTCTGCTGCATACCTTGCTTGGATCATCGAAAAACGGGATGGAATCAGTAGTATCTTCAAGACTAAATCCATGACTGAGCATAGTAGCCATTGCATTCACCTTTGTTGACATTTCGTATGTCTTTTGTCGCTTGATGTTTGGCTCTAAATCAGCTATTGTAAGTTTTCTCATTGGATCATCTTGCGGAACATAGGAAGATGCATTGATAGCTGCTAACACAACCTCAACCTCTTCCATTTTGCACGAATCAATAATCATTTGCTGTTTTGATGCCGCTGCTTCTGCATGGCTCCACCCTGTAGCATCACTCATTGCGACACCAGTACTGCCACCAGAATTATCATTTCTTTGCGGTACATTGCACTTTTGCAAGATTGTTTGTCTCCGTACCTGTATATTGTTAAGCATTCCTTCGTAGTCATAATTAACAGCAAGTGCTTCTACAATAGGTGTTTTTCCATCGGATGCCGTATATGTTTGCATCCATTCACCAGACTTTGGCTTTCTTACGCTTTCTGTAACTGTACCATCTTCGTTTTTTTCCTCAACAGTAGGAAAATCAACATCATTCGTGTGCCATATAGCTTGTGTATTTTGGTCAACATCATTGGAGAAATCCGAAATCATAAGATTCAAATTATCCATTTCGGAAATTTGCCGCTCCCACACTCCCATACGATCATAAGACCGGAAATACTCAACAATAGGGACAACTCCTAAAGGATTTTTTTCTCCGCTTCTTTCTTCGTGTTTCCATTTATTAGCATCATCTTCAACAGCATCGCCATTGATGATTTTGTTCATATCCCTAATTTCGTATCTGCTGTCTTTACTGTAACAAGTGTAGTATGTACTTCCGCTGTTTTTATCATGCCGGAATGTTACTCCAAGCATTGTTCTTCGATCTGCGTAATAGCTTGACTTGATAACAAATGAAGTCATTGGATTAAGTACATCATATGTAAAATATGCTTTCCCAGGTTTCCATTCTGTATTTACGTCGATTAAAACATTGCAAATAGCACCTATTAACATAGGTCTTGCAATTTCTTGTGTTTTTGTTTTGATTTTTACAAGATTGTATTGCTTATTAAGGTTTTTTACTCCCTCTGCAATTTCTTTATCTTCTGCATCTCCAGTCTGAACCAACGTAATAGGATTCCCGAAGCCGAATGAACTCCAAAATTCCGTTATCTCATTTGCCACATTATCTACGCAATGGCAATCAATTTCTGTTCTTACTTTCTTTTTTCTTTTAAGTGGCTGATTTCCTTCATCATACTCCATGAGGTATTTAATCCTTGCTGCATTTACCCTATGGTCTGTCATGGCATTTCTCAAAACATCAATGACATTTTTGTATGTAATTTCTTCTACATCCGTATAAAGTACAATTCTTCCAGTTTGCATTTTTATCACCTACATAAATGTCATTCCACTACTCTGATCTCTTTTTGGGGGTTTCTTAATCTCACGTTCTCCGGTCTCTGTATGGTAAACAACCATCTTATTGCAATTCCGGCACTTATATTTCTTGTCGATATGTGATTTTGAACTGCATTCACCGACCAACCGTCCGCATTTCGGACAGTACACTCTAATTTTTTGGTTAAAAATCATAAATACCTCTTTTCTGCGCACAAAAATACCGCCCTTGCTGATAAAAGCGGTATTTCTGGAGTCTTCACATTATCTGAGGAGGAAATGAAAAATATCTTGGAATCTTTCTGCATCTTAATAGTATCACGGAAAAATCGGACATATCGGACAAGTTTAATTTGCCATGTAACGATCGAATGCTTTTCTTACGCTATCCTCTGTGTTTCCACCACCGATTCTATCAGCAACCTTGTTCCATGATAATTTTTCAATAAAACGTAAATTTATGATCCGTCTTATACGACTGTCCTGAACGCTTGCAATAAATTCTTCGACTTCATTATTTTTTTGCAGTAAATCGTCCTCTAAAAGCTGTAAAGTAGCCTTTCTTGAATAAAGCAAAGTTCGTTTTCTGCTGTACTCTGGATAAGGGAATCCTTCAATACGGAAATGTTCAGTGCCCCCGCATCCACCTGATACGCTGTCAACAACATTCCCATCCGATTCAATTTTTCTGATATCCGATTCAAGTTTTTTAATCTTCTGCTGTACTTCTTTGATTTCTTCCTGTAAATCTATGTATTGAGATAAAACCTCTTTGGTCACCATTCGATTTACCTCCTATATAGGGCTTGGCAAAATTACTGTTGGCTTTATGTATCCGCTACGCATCTCATTTTCAAACAATGCAATGCTATCTGGTGCATCATCGTGTTTTACTTTTCCGCTACGTGTCATAGTGGTTAATTCCTTCATGAATTTGTAGTACTGGCTCTGCCTGTCCATTTTCTTGAAATCACGAAAATAATAATCACGAATTACATTATCCCTTGCATTTTCCATTCTCGTAATTTTGTTGGAACAGTTAAACTTAAACCTTGCGCTACATCTTCCTCCCTGCGACTTTACAATGTCCATAACATCACGACCAAAATATTCCCCGGCACTGTTGCTCTCAAAAGTGACTGTTTTAACATTGTGCTTAATAAGCATATTTGCGCATTCAGGCTTTGTGAACTGTGTTCCTGCATTATCAAATACTACATCAACGATATATACCTCGTTACCGTACACATATCCGACTGGCATAGCGCAGCTATCTTCTCCTTTATCTGCACTATCACAAGCCGCCATGATTGCGTCTGGTTCTCTGTCAATCGGAAGTTCTTCAAAGTAGTGCAATTCCTTTTCAGCAAACATACGTCCCTTTGCTTCAAACGGTGATTGTTGAAACTCAGATTCCCATGTTTCCTCTGAAACAAGTTTTCTCTCTTTCCGGTAATAGTCAGTAGTGAATATTTTTCTAAGGCCTCGCTTGTCCTTTCGGTATATTTCCCAGTTACTTTCGTCCGTTACAGGGTCAAGTGCCGGAATTGCAACCTCTTTCCATCTCCACCCTAGTTCATCAGCCTTGGTCTGTAACGCTGTAATAGGGTCATACAGGCTGTATTTTGTTCCCTGGATAATAATTGGTGTACCCTCTAATCTACGTCCTAAAACGTCATCTGTGACCTTTTCACACAGGAACTCTAGCCTGTCTCTGTTTCTTGCTTCCTCATGGTTCTTTACGCAGTCATCAATATAAACAAGCACATTTGCTTCCGTACAGCCTACGATTGCACCGTCAATGGGTCTACAAGTAAATGTTGGAAAAATATTTTTGCTTTTAAGGTCTATGGAAAGGTTTTCTGCGCTCTTGTATCCATCTTTGCTTATTTTTGTAGCTTCCGGAAAAACACTTAAAAACCGCTGATAGGTACTTTCAGTCTCAAATCCTTGTAAAAGACCACCGTAGAACCTCTTTACCAGTCCTTCACCTTTTCCTACACCGAAAATGCTTCCGTCCGGGTCTCTGCCGCCCATCATCTGTGCCAGTTTTAGTCCTCCGGTGGTTTTCCCAGTACGTTTCGGTTGTGAAACTGATAAGAAATCCAGTTTTCCATCGTAAATCTCTTGATATGCTCCGACTACCGGCTTTAGAACCTGTCTTCTCGGAAAATAGAACCTCTTCCACGGATCTTTTTCATCAATTTCAATGTAATAGAAAAAGCTATCCACAAGATAAGCTGCTTCGTACATTAAAACATTGTAGAATTGCTCCAAAACCTTGTATGAAGTATTGTTATCCCCTGCGTAAACTTCCAGGTCTGCAACCCTGCCGCCGGTCTTATCCTTGACATATTGTGCAATGTATGTTTTTGCTTTTGCTGATTGCTGTAATCCGTATTCAATGTCATGTTCTGACCGAAAAGCAACTGCCAAAGCATCTATGTACGCATCAATGACCTGTTCATCAATCTCCTTTCGCTGTATGTAATTGTCATAGCTGTTTACTGCCGATATAAGGCTCTGACTTGCCAATATAAAAGAGCCTCCTTCCCTAAAATTTTGGAAATTTGGCTCTCTGCGTAGGCACTCTACGACTGGTGCTCTAGAAAATATTCTATTTGCTATGCTAAGCAGTCCAAAACACAACATAACACATATGGTTTGTGTCAAATGTTATACTAATAATTTGTTCTGCACTCTTTAATTCTTCCCAATTCTGGTCGTTTTGCAGAATGGCTTGATTTATATCATTAAGGTTTTTGCAATATTGCCATTTCACCAACTTTACTTGATTCACAAATTATTTCACCCCGATTCTATTGATTTTCCCACATTTCGGGCATTTGATTTCAGCCTGTCCCAAAAACTTTCCTAAAAGACGGTTGCAGTGCTGGCAACGATGTTCCACCAACGCCGTATCAAAAATTTGTTCGTACATATCATATTTTTCAGGTTCACATATCACTGCTGGAATATCTTTTATTCTGCCAATGATCTCTGGATTGTGTTCTCTGATTAGTAGTGCATCACGCTCTATGCTCTCAATTACTGCTGCCATGCTCATTTTTCATCCACCTTTCAAACTCTTTCCGGCACTTAGGGCATAATTCATATTCCTTTGATTTACGTTCATGGATTACAACGATGGTTGCGGATAGCATTTTGTTTCTCAACAGTCGTTCATTTGCTATATAACCTGTCTTTTCGAAATAATCCATACGAAAATGTGCTGGCATTTTTACCGGAATCAAATAATTTAAAAAATCCGGCATTTTCCCTATCTCTGCTCCGCACCTGTCGCAAGTGCTACATTCTTTGATATGTTTCATATCATATCCTCCGTAACCCATGCAGACGGAATCGAACCGCCGGCACACATCCTATGCGGATGCTGTTCTACCACTGAAGCTATACATGGGAATCGCACCGTAAAACCTTTTATGGCTTGCGCTTGCCATAACCAAATGTGCACCGCCTACTTGTCACTGACTATCCACAATCTCACAGTCTTGTCTGTTCTCTACTTCATAGGCTTGGTTTTCGCTAAACATATGTGGCTTACGTTTTAGCTAGGGAATAGTTGCCGTGGGAGTCGAACCCACCCGACCCAAACAAGGCTCGACTGCTTTTGAATCTGCAAATTCTACTCACAGAAGTGTTTTTCGTTGACCGATAATGAGCAACTACTATCCATACATCTCCCATCGACCTGAACTATTGCAGTAGTGCCAGACTAAGTGGAGATAAGGATAAACACGCCCGGAAAGCATCGAACTTTCGTTAGAGGTTTTGGAGACCTCTTTCTGACCAACAGACAGACGTATATAAAGTTTTCACGATTTTTTGAAACTTGAAACGGTCAAACTTTTTCATTGCTTTCCAAAACAAGAGGAATTGCCACTATTTCAACAAAGTTACTTTCTAGAATTTTCGCTTCTCAATAGCAACCACAAGTCGCATCCTTCAGCAACGCACGCCATGTTAGGGATTTGAACCCCAGAGACTTTTACATCCAGACTGTTTTCAAGACAGCACCCTCGACCAACCGGACACATGGCAAATATAGCATGGTTAATTGCTAAAACAGGTATCTCAACTCACAATTATGCATATCCCCCTGCGAACAATGATATGCGTTCCCACTCGTATAAACGCAGATACAAGGATTTGAACCTTGACAGCATTTCTGCTGGATAGCTTAGCAAGCTACTGTGATACCATTACACCATATCTGCAGTCGGGAGGTTTTTTACTTGGTTATCTCCCACCCAAGGATTTTTTAGTCAGCCGCAAGCGGCTCCATCAAGTTCCCATGAGATAAACATTAACCGGTGTATTTATCCCCTATGCTTCTGTAATAAGCATACTCGGAGTGTACTTGCAACAACACCCATTGTGACGAAGGGACTCGAACCCATACCCCACAGCTTAGAAGACTGTTGCTCTCTCCATTTGCGCTACGTCACAATGTGCGTTTCCATAAGCTGTATGCCTACATTTAAGGCTCGGACACCAAGCAACACTTACGGCATTTTTTTGATTCAAGTGGGATTCTGCCACCAACACTCTATCCGGTAGCGGACCGGATGCGTATGTGAGTGAGGATTTGCACCTCACATAGCTTGCATTCCTGTGAACGTCTGTCAGCGTATTACCGCCCGACCATTATCAAGCCTTACACATTAACAATACCTATTCTGTCACCACATACACCCATTTTATGTCTGCAAGGGCTGTGCAGTATCTCTGTTGAGCCACATACTCTTCTAAACTGTTGTATGGTACAAAACAGATGCAGATTAAACCAACAACGGTATTCTGCAAAAACCGGGCTATCATAAACCGGTTAAACCCTCACGAGCCTTGCGACGGCTCTTAACAGCATTCCGCTATGAGGTGAAAGGAGTGTCTCCAATGGAAAAGTATGGAAGACAATTCGCAGATGGCAAAGACCGAAAGAAGAAAACATCTGCGAAACAGGACTACCAGGATTCGGACCTGGGATGCAGCAGTCAAAGTGCTGTGCCTTACCGCTTGGCGATAGCCCTAAACTCCGGGAGAGAGACCATCTGCTCCCGGATTATTTTTGTGAAACACCCTATCTTTATCTAAAAAAAATTGTCACGCCTGTGTACGGTACTTTGAAAAACTTTGTGTTGTCAAACGCATTATTCCATTTTTCGTTTCCCACACACAGGCTACATACACTCTTGATGCCTTGATTTCTCTGCCACATATCCAATGCCAACACAACACCGGATATTCGGCAATAACAATGGCTTTATGAATTTAACCCATTCAAAATTGTGATATGGGATAATTCGCATAATCTCCGGTAACCACATAGGCTATACCCACGCGAAAGTTATTCCAAATGCAAGGAACATTGCGAACGCAAATAAAATAACTCCGTCTGATGCTGTTTTCTGTTTTGGAGCATACCATAAAGCAGATATTGCTAAAACTGTCAATACCAACGTTGTCATTATTTTTAAAATCATTAATCCAATCATTTCTTTTCTCCTTTATCAATAAGATTCTGTAATTTCAGTATTTTCTTTTCCCAAATAAACCAAACCGTAATCGCATTGATAATAAAACAGATAAAATAAATGAACCTGGTTTTTATATCATTACACTGCCAAAACATATCCGCCATCGTCATTGCAATAGAAAAAGCAAAAATGGAACACAACATTCTGAATAATCCATCAATAAACGGAATAAAAATTTTCATTTTTTCTTCGTCCTTCCTTCAATTTCATCTATCATTGCCATTACCAGTGCTTTAGCAAACTGGCTATTGTTGTGCATTTTAATCAGCAGATTGCCTTGCCGAATAAGATACGACCAGTCATCATCCGTTTTCGGATTAGCGTACTCTTTATGAATTTTCCAAACCTCTGTGTAAATCTCTTTAATCTCCGGTGGCAATTCGCATTTCTCCTTAACTGGCAAATCTTTTTTAGGCTCTTTATCAAGTCTGCTCTTTTGGTGCTTCATCTGGCAGCTAACCATTTCCGTAACGTTCTCACGGTCTCTCTTAATCCCATGACCTTGCAGAAACAATTCGCATTGTAGGACTTCACCGCATTTTGAACATTCGTCTTTAATCTCTTTTCCGTAGATCTGCATAAGCTATAACCTCAATCCTTAGTTCCACATATCCCCAGGAGGATCAATAGCAAATACATCCACCAAGGAGCCTGCAATGTATATAAAATCCAAAATAGCATAACGAGTAAAAAAATCATGCGTTTCCTCCTGTTAATCGTATTTTTCATCTGTGATTTCTACCGGGCAGCTATTTACATTCAGTATTGCTACCACTGTGCCCGTATTGAGACTTACTCTCCCAATAACCGGATTTTTTAAATAGCTGACAGCTTTTACATACACATAGGCGTTAGTTGTCTTACTGCCAACTACACGATATCCATATCTTTTAAAATATCTTCTAGCATTTGTAATAGCCTTATCTTTTTGAATGAATGGTATCACGGCTATTCTCCTTAATTGGTCTTTTTTATTTTTGAGGAAATTTGAGGGACTAAGTAGGGGATGTTCGCTGGTCCTGTCAGACCCCCTCCCCCGGTGCCATCATTTCATTTTCAACTATGCGCAAAACTAATCTTTCACGCAGTCTTTATTGCCACATCTTTAACTATCCCATATTTATGCACGTTTCCGCAGTTGTTGCTACTCATTCGCATTTATGTTTTTCTCTACATCTGTGCCGGAATCGGTCAACATTGATGTATTTTGTCCAAAATCTGTGTCTAATCGTGGGAGCTGGTCGGCTGTCCTGGTTATTTTGTGCACAATCTCTTGCTGTGTGGTCTGTTTCCTCCCGTGGTCGTTGTTTAATCGTTCCGTTGCTCCCAGCGCATTCCGAAGATTAAAAGCAACAAGCTGATCACAATCTGCATCATCTAACCAATTTACAAAAGCTTTTCTAACCTCGTCCATGCTCGATGTACTTGATTTAGTTCTCCAGGCACTTAATGCCTGTTTAGATATCCCTGTTAATATCTTAAATGTATCAGCTGTAGCAGTCATATCATAAGCATTAGCTAACTCCCTAAGATATAAATAAACCTCATACAACAGATCTATGTTGTACGCATTGTAGTTGGTTAACATTTGGTTAATACTATTATCCACTACGTTTTGGGGTATATCTTTTAATACATTGCTAGGCCTTATATAATTATTATATATATATTGCATGGCTCCGTTAAAAACTGGCTGCCGTTGTGATCTCATGTCATCGATGTCATAAGCTGCACAATAATCGTCAAAGTATTTACGGATATTTTTTTTAATCTCGTCAATGTTTGGAATCTCTCTGACGTCCTGCACCGCTCTGCACCTCCTGAAAATCTGCAATAAAAAAATCACAAGCATCACTCAATAAACCTATGTTTTTTGATCTCCTCCACAGATCAGGCAAAAACATAAATTTACAAAAGTGACAAGCTAGTGACTTCTTGTCGTTTCCGGTCTGTCGGCTCCGGTGGTCTTGGTTACAATCTGGGCGGCTGCGTATCCAGAGGGGGTTGGATTTGCTCCGCTGTCACTCGCACCGTGTTAACGTCGGCTCCCTAACTGCTTTTATTATACCATAAGTGCTATTTATAAATCCACAACATAATATCACAACCTTTTACACATTTGATGATTTGTTGTTGTGGTATGCCTGCCGGTGATCCTGAGCAAATAAAAATCATGCGATTAAAAAATATCATCCGTGTAAATTTGACAAATGGGATTTTTAAACAGACAGATAGGTGATTTTTGCAGATGGGTGTATGGTGGTAGCTGGTCAGCTCTAGTATTTATATATACTTGGTATATCATTGTCTTTCTGCACTTATTTATTTTTATTTTATCTAACCTTTATTTTATCTAATCTCCTTTTATTTAATCTGCGTCTACAAAATGTCTACAATTTGTCTACAAAATTTAGCACATTAAAATGTCACAGTGAAAATAGATCAAGAAAAGCAGGCTGTTACACCTGCTTATAGATTACGATATTTTGATTTTAATTTGTTTATAAAATCATCTGTCAATACTCCTTCGGCTTTTGCTTTTTGTGCTTCCTCTCTTGCTGATTTTGCAACATTTATGTTTGATGTGGTCACAATCTTGATTTGCCTGTGATTAACAGATACGCAAGCAATCCATTTATTTTTTACAGTATCCCAATTAACACCAGGGATGCCGCTATTTTTATGTATTCCGGTTGCTTGCTTTTTATCGCTATATATTTTTTTCGATTTTTTGACTTTTACTTGATTGTTTTTATTCCAAACTAAAGATTGCTGATTGTCAATTATTTTTAGATGTTTTTTAGCGCATTGAGGGCAAAATCTTTGCAAACCGCCGCATTTAATTATATCGCATCCGCAAGACTCGCACTGTATAATAGACCCAAGCGGATTTATAGACCCTTGCTTGATGCGCTCTTTATATCTTTTGCTTTGCTCTTTTTTTCGTTCCTGCCTGCATTCCGGGCAGTAAAACGCCCTCGGGCCACCTAAAAAGTTGGTTCCGCACGTTCTGCAAATCCTCGGTAGTACATTATCTTTCATCTTTTTTACTCCAATGCAAAAAAGCGGAGCCTTTGCGCTCCGCTGAATATTTAATAACAAGGGTTTTCTTTTGCCAACTCCCAAACCTCATTAAATTTTTGCTCGTGACGTTTTGCGTACTCGTCAAAAAACTGTTGATCTGTGCACGGTGCAAGATCTCCGTGTATCTCCTCTCGTAAATCGTCATCCATCATGGATACTGCCAAATCATAATCAATATTTATTCCGTACTCATTAACCACTGTTTTTCTCATGCTCTCCACCTTTTAACCTTTCTTTTTTTAATTTTCATATGCCTTTTTGGGCTGCCAGTTATAATTATATGCTTTTTTGCGGTAGTCCTCAAAATCTCTTGATGTCTTGCGAATCATTGCCGCTTTTACTGTGATCCGGTCGATTAATGCCCTGTCACCGTATGCGGTTTTATTGGCTAATAACTCTGCATCTGTCATGCTCTCCAGTGCTTGGAGCGTTTCCACTTGCACTGTTTCCAGTGCTTGGAGTTCTGCCCGGTTAAATTCTTTCAGCCGTTCGGATTCCACATTTTCCAGTTGCTCCCGGTAGTACCTGAAAAACTGCCGAACATTTGACCGGATCCGAAAAGCTTTTTTCTGGTCTTGTGCTGTGTCTGTCATCGTTTCCACCTCTTAAATTTCAGATAAAACGAAATTTCTTTCGATAAAGTCAATTTCTACTAAATTCCGGTTCTACTTTTTGAAGTAGGTCATTTAATTTCTTTTGGAAATCGCAATTACATTTTTTCGCTCTGCCAATAATTTCAGAATCAAAGTTTATTTTTTTTCTAATTTTTCAAAAACTTTTATAAAACTTTCTGAATTCTGATTACATCCGACCTGTTTATAAATTCTAAATTCTTTTGTCATATTGTTTCGCTCCTTTTCTTGTGGCTATGTTTTGTTGTTGATATTACTATATATCATGTTATATAGCATGTCAATAGGTTATTGCAATTATTTATTGACATTTTGCAAAAATTCCTCAGCGTCTACAACTTGCGGTTGTTTTGATGCTTTCCATTCTGCTCTGCTCTGCTCCTGGAGCTGGTGAAGTCTTTCGTTTGCTTGCATCAATGCAACTTTCTCATCTACCTCTGTACACTCTGTATTTTCCTTTTCTGCGGTATTTTCCGGCTTTTGCGGTAAATTGTCCATCTTGCGCTCTAAATCGTCTAAATAAGCCAATACAGCCGATACAGCTATATCATTAATAGATATATTGTTTTTGTCTGCTCTTTCGCGTGTGCCTTTTGGCAATCTGATTTGTGCAAGGTCGTATTTGCTCCGGTAATTGCTTACTGCTTTTTTGGTGTATTCTGGTGTTTTTGCCATTTTTTTATACCTCCGTAAAATTATCTTTATCATATTATATATCATATTATATATGTTTGCAATACAAATTTTTATATTACATAATATATAACTTGCTATATATTTGTATATATATAAGTAGATATATCTTGCTATATAAATTTTATATAATTTGCTATTGACTTATTCTATATATCATGTTATAGTTATCTCAACAAATAAAAAAGCCGGTGACACCTACCAAGCGAACACCGGCACCCAAAAAGAAAGGCACCCAAATTATAGCACGGGTGAAAAGGTAAATCAATATGTATAACTATTTAGAAGCTATGAAAAACGACATTACAGAGTACATCAACGACAACATCAATTTAGCAGATTATGCAGACCGTGACGAGCTGGAAAGCTCATTAAATGATGACCTTTTTACAGAAGACAGCGTAACCGGAAACGCAAGCGGCTCTTACACCTTTAGCAGAGCACAGGCGCAGGAATATGTTAAAGATAACATTGATCTTTTAAAAGATGCTTGCGAAGAGTTCGGAACAGATGCCGCAACGGTTGGAGAATGGTTTTTATCTGAGGACTGGGAAAAAATGGACGTAACAATTAGATGTTATCTGTTAGGGCAGGCAATCGCCGAAGTTTTGGACGATATGGGGGAAGAATAAGAGCATGGAGAATTTTATATTACTAATTTGTGCAATGCTTGCCGGGTATGTGATCCGGTATTATAAAGAGTTAAGCAAGTAAGACAGGCTTACAACCGGGATCGAGTCCCGGCTTGCTTTTACCCGGAAACGGGAAAATTTGAAAAATGCGGAGGAGCGAGAAAATGAAAATTATAGAAAAATCGAAAATGCCTGACGGTACATTAATACAGCTAGAGGATTGGCACGATAAAAACACAAAAGATTATATGGATTTATATGGCTATGAGATAGGTGCATATCCAGTTGCTAAAAATTCCGGTTGTTGTGGATGGGTAAAATCCGGGAAAAAATTTAGGATATCAATTAGTTATAATAAATATGCAAATTATACTGATGAAATGGTGTTGAATGATTTTGAAGCGTTAAAAAATGGAGAAAAAACATTATCAGATTTAAAAGATCATTTTTTTAATAACTTTAAAGATCAATTTTATTTAGGAATCATAGATTTTGAACCTTGACAGCCGCCGCAGAGGATGCCCGCCGGATCACTACCGGCGGCGGTTTTATGGGTGAAATTTACCCAAAAATAAAAAAAAGGAGGTTACCATAGGATGGAAGAAAAGAACATTGAAAGACTATACAAGCTGTTAGAGTGTGCGGAGCGAGAGAAAGACACGGAGACAGCCGCAGTTTTGCGATGGGCAATTTTTGAACTGGAAAACAGATAAAAGACGGCTTGCAACCGTCTTTTTGTCGTGTTCCGTTGGATCTGCTGCCGTCTGGCGGTCTATTTGTGTTACTCTTCCACCGGATCCGGTCAGATCCTGCGCCCAGATATATTGACGGCTTGCGCTGTCTTGGTGTACAATCAAATATTACAAGGGGATTATACAAAATGCGAAAATTGGGAATCGGTCATGTATATGATATCATGGAGAGCGTAGCGGATGCCGGGGAACGGTTGGAAACCGTTATAAGGGTGGAGAGTGCCGCCGGTGGTCTGTCTCCGGAATCTGCGGAGCTGTTGCGGTCTGCTTATGATTCCATGCTTTCGGCAGTCGGAGACCTTGCGAAAGCTGCGACACGGTGACCGGGTGACAAGTCCAGGACTAGCACCGCAGAAGTGCGCAGATGTTACACACCTTGAACCGGTCTGAAAAAATCTGCGAAAAAACTCTGAAAACGGATTTTTCAGCTTAAAAAGTGCTACCCCGGGGGGATTGAAAATTTTTAGCACGAAAATTGTAGAAAAATTTTTCTTTCAAAAACCTCTGAAAACGAGATTTTCGGTTGAAAATGCAGACCTACGGGGGTATCAAAACGGTTGACCAAAAATTTTTTACGAAAAAAGTCTCAAAAAATGAGATTTTTAATAAAACCTATAGGGGGAAATATTATGAATTGCTACAAATGTGGTAAAGAAATGAGAGTTGTTCCAGAACAGGTGGCTACGGATGAAAAAGGATTGCCGGTATATCACAGAATAGGTTATTGTGATGCTTGTATGTCTAAATTTGACATTGATATTGTGGAAAAACAAAATCAGAAAAAGAAAAAGCAAAGCACATTAAGCATACTATCTGTTGTGTTCACTCTTATTGGTCTTACAATTCCAGTAGCAATTATTTTAGCCATTATTGACATTGTTAAAGGTGATAAAAATAATAAAAATCACAGCGGTTCATGGTTTTCAATTATTTTTTCTGTAATTGTAATTTTTGTTTATTTTTTAGGTGGTCAAAATGAGGAAAACCAAAATGTTTCAAATAATGTAAGTATAGAGTCTGTAATAGAAACAGAAAGTCAAACTATTGAATTACCAGATGAATCAGTTGAAAACTATCCTACTTATCAAAGAGAAAATACAAATCAAGAAATAGATTCTAAAACAGATCCTACGGTTGTGCAATCAGAAAGTAATGTAATGGAAAATGAAAATTATGGAGAATATGAGGAGGAAAATGTTTTATCAGAAGAGGAATATAAGGAATCATGTGTCGAATTATTCTATGATGATATATTTTTTTCCAAAGATGATTTAGAGGGAAAAGATGTAAAACTAAATCTTTTTGTGTCAGAACTTTATGAATTAAGAGCAAAAGATATGTATTATGATTATATTCAAGAAATGTTTGGAGAATACAATTTACAAAGGAATTTCTTAAAATGCTGTGTTTTGAGAGAAGGTACTGAAAGCTATATGGGAGAGCAAATCAATGTACTATTTTCTAATGATTATGAATTAAACGCAACAGATTATTCCGGTGGTGAAAAAATAACTGTTTATGGGAAAATAATAGGATACAGCACAAATTCATGGAGAGGTTACAACAAATGTGAATTTATGCCATTATATATAGAGTAATTTTAGGGGCATCCGAAAGGGTGCTCTTATTTTTAAACAAACAAAAAAGAATGCCCTCCACGACAAGGACACTCTTCTTTTTAAAATACATGTTTGATGCGCTTTTACTGAAAAGTATTGCTACTGTTCAGCTGGTTTAAATTATAACCTGAACACCTATATTGTAGCATTTAAGAAAAATTTACGCAAGCATTCTTATGTAATTTTTGATAATTTCATCAGCCACAGCAAACACTTCTCTTCCGTAGGTAGCCAAAAAGTCGGCAACAATCTCTTCCGTCTGAATGTCCATAGTCAGATTGTAGGACAGGCAGAACGCATGGCACAATTCATGGCACAGCACACGATCATAGAAATTACCATGAATCATATTTGATATGTAAATATCTCTTGTGTTCCTGTCTGTCATGCCAAACGTATATGTACCGTCAGAGCGCATCAGCATAGGACTGTGACTGCGTACAAGCCTTAAATTCCAGTCCATTCCATTTATCGTGAACAACTTACCACCTCCAACATAAAAGGGGCTAAATAAGCCCCTTAAGTGTTTTAACCGATTTTTGTTACCAGTGCAGACAGCTTGTTCCGCAGTACCGTCTTTTCTTCCGGTGTTGCATCGTTGATGATCTCCGTCATGTCGTTTGCAAGTTCGGTCATGTAGGTGTTCAGGTCACGGACTTTTGCTTCTTTGTCCTGCTGTGTATTTGCCTTATGCAGTTCCTTATTTTCCATGTAGGTTCTGCGGCTCATTCCACTTCTTCCCTCTCTTGCATCACGCATACCGGATGAAGAAGTTTCAGTGTAGTACATACGCCCCATGTCTCTGTCCATGTCACGGTGATACATTTCCGGGGTCATATGGTAATAGGGCGGCTCTTCATAACCTCTGCGGTAGGTTCCACGACCTTTAGGTGCAAATCTGCCGTCAGCATATCGGTAATGGTCATAAAAACGTTTACCACCGTCACCGTAACGATCAAACATTTCCATGCTTTCGTCCGAATCATATTCCTGCATGGTTTTTGTCAGTTCACGGTAGTACATGGCTTCTGACAAATCTTTCATCATATCAACGACTTTTCCCATTTCGCAAGTATCTACTTTGTCAATTCCTTTGTCAAACTGCGCTTTAGCGCATTCAGAAAGTTTTTCAATCATTTCATGCATTCTTTTAACATCCATGATTTTTCACCTCCTACGCTTCACGAACGGCAATCAAATTGCTGTTCTGCACTTCAATAGCTTGCGTAGAAGTGTTCTGAACGGCTACCGTACTGCAGCATCCACGAGGAACATCAATGTACGCCTGCGCAGAAACATTGAAGAAATTCTCTACTGCTGCCGGAGTTACAATCATTCTTGTGGACTGTAAAGGTTCTCCGTCTACCGCCAACGCAAGGGAAATTTCCTCAACAGTTCCCCCAGTGGGAATCTGAATGTTGCCGGAATAACTTACAAGGAATCTTGCACGACACTGATTAGTGATACCTCTTAACTTCACAATTCCGGATCCCTCTCTGTGAGTGATACAACCACTTCCATTTACGGCAGTTTCGGTAAAAGCAACGTCTGCTCCTGCTGCCACAGTCTGTAATGCTACTGCTGTATATTCAGCCATAATAAGTACCTCTCTTTCATAAAATAAAAAACCACCAACTGAATATTAGTTGATGGTTTGAAAATCCATTATTTATTTTTGTAGTCTGTAGCACACATTCCTATGCATTGCGGAGTTCCGTATTTTTCAATATAATCTTCGTCTCCGTATCGTTTAACACAAACATACATTGTATCGTGCCAATTCGTTCTCACATCTTCTGTTTTTGAAGTATTGTCAATTACAATGTCTGATATTTCAAATGGTGCATTTTTTGCTCCTATCTTTTGGCAAAAGTCTTTGTGAATTTGATATATGTATTTTTTCATATCATCAAAGTTTTCAAATTCCCTTGCCGTTTCTAGGGATTCAGCTAATCCACCTCTATGTTGTCTGAAAATAACCATTTTGGCGCTCCTTTCTTTTTTGAAAATTGTACCACGACTTTAAAAATCCATCAACTTAATATTCTGTTTTCAATGTGCAAAAGGGCAAACATTATAGTCTGCCCTTTGATTATAAGTAATACTGCATAGCAGACATAACCATAAGGTTAAGTTACTCGATATGCAGTTTTAGCATCCGCAACCAGTGTTGCAACCACATCCGTAATATACGTTAGGGTTGGGAACTTGGTATGCAGGAATGGGTGTAGGGTTCACAGCGTTGATGATTTGCTGTGTCTGTGCACTCATGGCAGTAGTCAGAAGAGCATTCTGACGATCCTGAGAAGCGGCTCTGCGCAGATCGTTGTTCTCTGCCTGCAGAGTAGCGATCTTATCTTGGCATAAGTAGTCAAGGATTGCTCTTGTACCGGCATTCTGACTGTCGATAATGTCACGAGTGTTGTTATTCATGGTGTTCTGCAATGCGCAAGTATTCGTTGCCATATTGTAGTTTACACCCTGGATAGCTTCACGGGTATCGCAGCAGCACTGTGCTAACTGTGCTTGTAAAGCGTTAGCATTCTGCATTCCTGCTACGGTGTCTGCATTGATAGCCTGTTGGATTCCATAGCCAGTCTGTAAAATGTTGGTATTTACGCCATTAAATCCGGTAAGCATACCGTTGTTTACAGCGTAGAATCCGTCACACAGACCGTTGTTGATTCCGTCCAGTTTACCGATGATAGACTGGGTGTCGAACCCTCTTTGCAATGCAGAATCGGTGTAGTAACTGGAATTAGAGCCATTACCGCCCCATCCATTACCGCCCCAACCGCCAAAAGCGAAGAAAAGGACGAAAATAATAATCCACCATGCACCATCTTCACCCCATGCACCGTTGTTACCGTATCCGCCATTAGCTGGCATAACAGGCATGGTAAAGGGAGTATTGTTACTCTCAAACATAATTTTTTACCTCCATATAAGATTTTTTATACTTAATCTTGCAAGAATTTAGTATCTACTTCATAGGAAATTGACGCTTGAATTTATCAAATTCGGAATCAAAATCCATACCACGTTCCTTAGCAATATTTCTTCCTAACTGCTCTACTCCGGCAAAATCTCCTTTTTGAGCCATGCCCATTATATTTTTAGCCATAGGGTTTGACATGATCTGACTGTTTCCCATCATATTTTGGATAAACTGTCGCGGATTCCCCATTGTCTTAAGCATCTGCATAGGATTCATCATATTCATTCTGCATCATCCTTTCTTTGCGATTGTGGAGTTTTTCTTTGCGTTTGCGAAGTTTTCAACTGCTCAATCTTTTGTTCCAGTTCATCGAAACGCTTCATAAATACCGCTGTGGCTTCGTCTGATAGATCAAATTTCGCCTTTTCTGTGTCTGACGGTGAATTGTTAGGGTCTGCATCTAAAACAGGCTTATAGAGCCTTGTATAGATTTTCCCATCTGCTCCCCAGGATTTAGCATAGATCTCCGACAGGTCTTGTTTGGGGAAGAATGCTGTGTTGCCATCCATAGGAACTTCATTCGGTGCTATGCACTCTTGCGCCGGTACAATACGACCGTACATCTGTACTGCGTTTTGCTGTGGCTGTTGCATAAACTGCTGTGACTGGAATTGTTCCTGCTGTGGCATAAACTGTCCGTACATAGGTGTTCTATACTGCGGATTGTAGTAGTTTGGATTCATAATCGGCTGTGGCATGGCTATTCTCCCTTTCTTCCATTGATTCTATCTGTTTCGCAATTTCCACTTCATCAAGTGTCTGATATGTCGGCTTGTTCAAAAGTCCCAACGGACTGAAATTCATAAGCATTGCCAAGTTCTCCTATAACTTCCTCTGCGGCATGGACTACGATTGATTGATATTTAAGCGGAACACTTCCCATCTGTTCTTTACTAAAAATACGTTCCAGTGCTTCATCTGAAAATCTGAATTTTGCCATAAGGTCATTCCTCCTTATGCTTAAATTTTGGCATAAAAAAAGAGAGTGAAAATATCATTTTCCTCTCGTTAAAATATCATTTGCATAAGGCTTTTCTATGTACCAATTATGTACCAATTTTTATTAAATTATAAAGAATAATGTTAAACTACGTTAAAGAATAAAATGTCAAAAATACTGATAAACACTGCATTTGCAAGGTTTTGTAAGATTATAAGAAAATACGTGAAATATGGCAAAATATAACGATACCCAGCTTCATTTTATCTTTACCCGTTCAAAAATCCCTCTATAAACGGAATTTTTGCCTTTCTGTTTATTAGTTGAACAATATAATCTAAAATTATAGCATAATATGTGTTTTTTTCAAACACCTAAATACTTTTCTTTCGAAATAAAAATATGCTATAATATGCAATATCATAAACCAAAGAGGAAAAATTAATGAAAAGAATACATTATTTTGATTTGCTTAGATGTACCTGCTTTTGCTTCATTATTTTTTATCATCTGCTCTTTCAGCTCTATCTCTCCGGAATCTGTCCTGTAGAGAGACTCAATCCTCTGTTTTCCAACAGCAATATGCATCTGGCAACCCTGGGTGTTGCTGTATTTTTCATGTTATCCGGTGCCAGTCTCTCCTATACCGCGAAGGAGAACTTCAGCCTCGCAAAATATTATAAGAAAAGATTTCTGCGCATCCTGATTCCCTTTTATATACTTTACATTGTTTATTTCCTGTTTCTCCTTTTCCAGAGCCATTCCGTCCACAATATTTTTCCTGAAGGAATTCCTGCGTGGAGAATTGTTTTTACTTTTCTTGGAATGGATTCCTGGGTCAGCATGCACGGGATCAGCACCTTTTCCCTTACCATCGGAGAATGGTTTCTGGGATGTCTTATTCTGTTGTATCTGATCTTTCCATTGCTTCGATTTTTTATGATAAAAAGTGAAAAGTTCTTTTTTATCATCGCTACCGGGATTTATTTGATTGTTTTATTTCATTACGATTTCTCCGTCCCCATCCATATGAACTTCTTCCTGAAGGGCTACGAGTTCGTAATCGGTATGATGATTAGTTATTATCATGAAAAATTCAATCCTAAATGGATTTTCTTATCCCTGCCGGTGGTGATTTTCTTTGTTCTGTGCCCTTTTGCACTTCCCATCAGCACCGGTTTGAAAATAACGATACTGGCCGTTGCCTTCTGGATTTCCGCTGCATGCCTGGAACCGGTTCTCGAAAAAGGAAACGGCCGATTTCTCCGTACGATAAGTAACTACTCTTATGAAGTATTTCTGGTCCACCATATCATTATCTATTTTATCACTCCGAGGGCTATTCCCTATATGCGCGGTATGGTGGGTGTTTTAGGTTTGTTTCTCGTTGAATTGCTGCTGATGGCAGTGCTGGGATTTCTTTTGAAGTCCATCTCCGATCAATGCATTGCCGCTCTAACCAATC